CGGTTTTCCGCTGATATGGGAAAGGCTCAACGGAGCGGGTTCCTGCCTGTGGACGAGCGAGATAGACGAGTTTTGTATAGCGGTTACTAAACGGAGGTTTGAGGATGAAACCTATATTATTTAACACTAGAGAAGTGCGAGCTGTGCTTGACGGCAGAATGACAGCTGTACGGCGACCGATATTCCCGAAAAATGATTTGCGTCCTTTTTCAATGAAAAATAGTCCGTATGGGTGGTGGTTCCGCGGCAGAGCGTACCGTAATTGGAATGATGCTATGTGGGAACCGCAGGGCGTTATGAGCCTTTGCCGCTACAAGCCCGGAGATATCCTGTACGTGCGGGAAACGTGGTGCAAAGGACGGATAAACGGCGAGAACGAACGGTATTTCTACAAGGCAGACGGCGACCTGCAATTTCATTGCGGATGGTGTCCATCAACCAATATGCCGAAAGAAGCTGCAAGAATTTTTCTGCGGGTGACTGATGTAAAAGTTGATAGGCTACAGTGCATAACCCGCGATGAAGCCCTGCGTGAAGGTGCAAACCCGGCTTGCGCGTATATTGATTATAAGGCAAGCTGGAACAAACCAATCAAAAAAGAAGACCTTCTCCTTTACGGTTGGGATGCTAACCCTTGGGTGGAGGTAACAAAGTTTGTGAGGATAAGCAAGGAGGAAGCGCTTAAAAATGGATGAGGAAACTTTGGTAAGAAAGTTCAGAATAAAGCATGATAGGGCTTGGGCATGGCACATAGGTTTATTTTTCTGTGTTGAGCCTAAAGACGAAAAGGGCAAGAGAGATGTATATTTGTTCTTCTGCTTCGGCACTCATGATTTTAGCATAGGGCTACTCAGCGAGGAAGAAGAAACACGTAGTTAGCATGACCGGCAAATTAGAAAAACGCCTTGTAATGCGGGCTTATGGGTAAGAATGCGTAAATCTGCAAGTTACCTGCAAGTTAAAATTTAGGAGGATAAAAACAATGAATTATGTAACAGACACCTCAGATTCCAACTTCATCACCGCCTTGAATCTGTTTTTTGTCAGAAACGGCGAAGCATACGTCAGAGGCTACGGAGAGAACGGTGAAGACATAAGTCTTATCGACTTTGTAAAGAAAATAGCAAATCAGCAGATGATTTCAATACCTTATGAAATCTCTGATTACCTTACCGATATCCTGCTTGATAACGAGCCGGAAAGCGAAGAAGGACTGCTCGCACTGTTTTATACAGCGGCTTGGGCTTTTGCGGAAATCCGCGAGCGCTTGAAAAAGTACGAAGAATCCGGGCTTGAGCCTGAAGACGTTAAGAGATTGAAGGAGGTGGCAGAGGATGCGTAAAAACATAGGATTATACAGGGGCAAGCGTAAGGATAGCGGAGGATGGGTTAGCGGATATCTATCAGTCGCCTTTATTAGCAATGGTGTTGTCGCTCGCTTAGGATATATAATCAAGACGCTTGAAGCTGGTACTCACGACTACAGAGAGTATGAAGTAGATGAAGAAACAATCGGAGAATACGCCGGTCGATCTGACAAGAACGGCAAGAAGATTTTTGAGGGAGATATCGTTGAAGCTTTAGAAATCGACGGAAAGCAAATTGCACCTGTTGTTTTTAGAAAAGGCTGCTTTCTTGTTGATGGAAATTTCGGCATATTCCGCATAGGCGTAGGAGCGTACAAAAGACGACAGTTAAAAGTAATCGGCAATATCTTTGACAGCCCGGAGCTGCTGCAAGAAAGGAAACCAAATTGAATCTTGCATACTGCATCGACTGCATGACTGCGCTTAAGCATATACCAGACAAATATTTTGACCTCGCTGTAGTAGATCCTCCGTATGGGCTGCCGAAAGGCAGTTCAAGAGGCAGTGGAAAGCTGAAATCAAGGATCTTTCATACCGGTGATATTAAGCGATGGGACAAAGCGCCTGATAAAGAGTATTTTTACGAACTCTTCAGAGTGTCAAAGAATCAAATAATCTGGGGCGGGAATTACTTTTCTCTGCCTCCCTGCCGGTGTTTTGTGGTTTGGGACAAGCTGCAGCCGTGGGAGAATTTCAGCCGCTGCGAATACGCCTGGACGAGCTTTAATAAGCCGTCAAAACTTTTTTCCTTTGATAATCGCACAAAAGGAAAAATCCACCCGACGCAAAAGCCGGTGGAACTGTATAGTTATCTATTTAGGATGTTTGCAAGCTCCACCGACAAGATTCTTGACACGCACCTTGGGAGCGGTTCAAGCAGAATAGCCGCGTATGATGCCGGGCTTGATTTTGTAGGATTCGAGATAAGTGAAGAATACTTTGCGGATCAGGAAAAGCGATTCAACGAGCACATCGCTCAAACTAATTTGTTTTTGGACTTTAACGGAGGGAACGACAATGATTAACAGGAAGCCAAGAACCCGCGCAGAACATTCACCCAGCGTGAGCAGAGCTCTAACACAGCACTATATAAATAAGTGCCGCCCTACATACTTCAATCTGCGCATCCTGCCGAAAATATATGACTTCCGGCTGCGTCTCAGCTTGTGGATTTATCCGAAGTCGGATTGCTTCGGCTGCTGCCTTACGTGCAAGTACTTTAATAGTGACTGCCGGGGTGAGTTTTCAGAGCGTTGGGAGCAGTAGCACTCCAGGAGCGGGCTATCAACAACAATTCATAGCGTAATTATTGAATCAAAGAATCGGAGGAAAATGAAATGGATTTGAATGTTCAGAGAAGCATATCGGAAAAGATTAAAGAGGCAGTCAAAAACGGCGATTCAGAAGCGATTGCCAAAGAAGTTGAAGAAGGCGTAAAAAAATATTTGGAAAGCGTAAGGCAGGCGGTTGACGGTTATACGAACTATACGCTTCCACTCGCTTTAGCAGCCTTGAAAATTGTCGAGAAATCTATTGAAAAGATGCACGCACGACCGGAAGATATACGGATAGCGGAAATTCTATCTATGGACTGCAATTATACTTGTGGTGCTATAACCTTTCCATGCGGTAAATAAGCGGAAGGAGCGGGCACAGATAAAACTTTTGTGCAGAGCACTCTATTATATATAGTATAAAGGACAAGCCACTCGGGCAAGTCTGAAAAAGCGGGCATTAGTCCGTTTTTCGGGCTTGTAATAGATAATAACTTAGCGACCATTTTCATGATGTGACGCTCTTGGGGAGCGGGACATCTCTTAAAATACTTTTTGTGATTATTGGATGGGCGGGCGGCGCTGAGCTGAAAGACAGCACGAAAAAAATTTTGATGAAAGGGTGATAAGCTTGCGAAGTTTGTATCGTGAAAAAAGGTTTAAATGCGGGAAATATCTTGAAGTTGATATCTTTCCGGTATTTGAGTATCAGCACAGTCGGGGCAAGAAGCGTAAGCCGACAAGTGATGTGCAGAAACGGCTCAATCAGCTCAACGCCGAAAAGAAGCTTATAAGATTGCTCAACACCAATTTTACAAACAGAGATATTCGAATTGACCTTACATATAACGCGGACCACTTGCCGAAATCGCCCGAGGATGCTCAGCGAGAAATGCAGAATTTCCTTCGCAGGGTCAAAAGATTTCGCAAGCGTCAGGGGCTTCCGGATTTAAAGTACGTTGCAGTTACCGAAGTTGGAAAGCACACCGGGCGGATCCATCACCATATCATCATGAGCGGCGGGATTGATGTCTCTGACCTTTCCGCACTTTGGGGACGCGGATATACAACCGTTAAGCCTCTGTTATTTGACGATACCGGCATTGTCGGCATTGCAAAGTATTTTGTCAAAGAGCCGATACTCGGCAAGCGGTGGTGCGCGAGTAAGAATTTGAGTAAGCCATGCGAATCGCAGAGGGATGGAAGGATTCCGAAGTATGAGGTTAAGAGAATGAGTGACGGCGGGATTGACTGCCGGGAGTATCTTGAGAAGCTTTACGATGGGTATGCCTTGGCGGAGTGTCAGCCGTTTTACAACGATGTTAACGGCGGGTATTATATCACGATTATCATGTATCAGAAGCCGGTGAAGGGCGGCAGAAAGAAAGATTGAGAATGCATATGAAACGCGAAAAAACGCAGTTAAAAAAAGGTGGGTGTGAATTGGATTATTTCAAAGAGGCTGAGACAGTGCTTTTTTCAAGAAAAAAACTTGATATTGCGCTTTATGATTTGCGGGCTAAGCTTGAATTTGCTCTTGAATCTGATAAGCCTAAAGAACCGTCTGCTATTGATTATAAGCGGGGTTTCAGCGATAGGGCATATGTCAACAGCACATTGGAAGACTTGCTTAAGGTGAGTGAGCTTTCGAGGCGCGTTAAGAGGACTGAGCGCAAAATCGCAGATATCGACCGCGCACTTTCACGCATCGAAAATAAGCAGCACCGGGACATCCTGAAATTTTGGTATATAGAGGGACTGAAAATGGATGATGTCGCGGGGGAGCTTGGTTACTCGCCTTTTTCAAAGCAGTCGCTTTACAATCTGCGGAACGAGGCTGTATTTGAGTTTGCGTTATATTATTTCGGCGCGGAAGCTATGTAGACAGTTTTTATCGTGTCAAAAGAAAAAAGTTGCTACTGACAGTTGATTTTTCTTATGATATTATGATATCAGGAGAAATTTAAAAATGCCGGGGGTGGGGGTAGCATGGCGGCGAGAATAACGAATTTTCAAAAAAACAAAATCATAGCCGATTACATCGAGCTCGGCAGCAAGCGCGCCGCCGCGAGGAAAAACGGCGTTGCCGAGACTACTGTGCGCAAGATAATAGCCGAGTATCCCGACCTGAAAGAAGCATATGCCGCGAAGGAGCGGGCTAATGCCAAGGATATCATGTCCTACATGGAAAGCAAGCGGGATATTGTGTGCGAAATCATCGGCAAGGGGCTTGATGTTCTGAACGACGATAAAAAGATTAAAAGCTCCTCGCTGATACAGGTTACTACCGCTTTGGGAATACTGATAGACAAGTTTACTATGGCTTCCGCCGCGCCGGGTGATGATGCACACGAAGACGAGCTTAGCAAGAGCCTTAGAAAAATGGGTGAGGATCTGACCGGTGATAAGTGACAAGCAGAAAAAAATCCTTGCTTTCCCTTACTCCGATTATGATGCTATAATCTGCGACGGTGCTATACGTTCGGGAAAGACCTCTATTATGACCGTCGCTTTTATCGACTGGGCAATGCGTGAGTTTTCCGGGCAGAGGTTCGGCATCTGCGGAAAATCGGTTGATTCCGCTACGAAAAATATCATACTGCCATACATGGCTTTGACCTATGCAAGGAAAAAATACAACCTAAGATTCAAGCGGGCGGAAAAAATGCTTATTGTGAGTCGCGGAGCTGTTAAAAACTACTTTGAGGTGTTCGGCGGCAAGGATGAATCGAGCTTTGCTCTGATACAGGGAAGGACCTTAGCAGGCGTATTCTTGGACGAAGTTGCGCTGATGCCGAGGTCTTTTGTTGAGCAGGCTTTAGCAAGGTGTTCGGTCGAGGGAGCGCGGCTGTGGTTTTCCTGCAACCCAGATACACCGGAGCATTGGTTTTATAAAGACTGGATAAAGCGGGCACAGGAGCGGAATTCCCTTTATCTGCACTTTGCTATGAGGGATAACCCTTCGCTTTCGGAAAAGGTGCTTAAACGATACGAGAGTCTTTACAGCGGAGTGTTTTATCAGAGATACATTGAGGGAAAATGGACGGTTGCCGAGGGGCTTGTATACAATTTCGGTGAGGCTAATATCACCGATGAGATACCGGAATACGGCGAGTATTATATTTCCTGCGACTACGGCACGTTGAATCCTTTTTCGGCGGGGCTGTGGTGCGTTCTGGACGGCGGCAAGGCTGTGCGAATCAAGGAATATTACTACGATGGCAGGGGAGAGCGGAGCCAGAAGACCGACGAAGAATATTACCAGGAGCTTGTGAAGCTCGCCGGAGATAAGCCGATACGCAGTGTTGTGGTTGACCCTTCGGCGGCTTCTTTTTTAGCCCGCCTACGCTCCCAAAGGGAGGTTAAAGGGGTGGAGGCGAACAACGACGTGCTGAACGGAATACGGCTTACCGCAAATCTTTTGAAGTCGGGAAAAATTCTCATTCACCGAGAGTGTCGCGACACAATAAGAGAGTTTGCGCTTTACCGGTGGGATGAAAAATCACCTGAAGACAGGGTCATAAAAGAAAATGACCACGCCATGGACGATATACGGTATTTTTGCAATACCGTACTCGCTAAGAAGCAAAAGAAGAGCAATTACGAAAGCATTTTTGACAAAACGGAGTATTGGACATGAAAACATATCAGGACTTTTTATTTTTCAGAGACGGCGGAGCGGGCGTTGAAAGCTTTATCTTAGAGGCTATAGCCGAGCATAAGATTTCAGGACCCTACAGAACCGCCGTGGATGCGGAAGCTTACTACAAAAACCTGAACCCTACGATAGCAAAATACCAGAAGCTTTTATACACGGTATCAGGAAAAGCCGTCCCGGATAACTTCTCGGCTAATTACAAGCTTGCTTCAAACGTTTATTTTCGATTCATCACTCAGACAGTGCAGTATCTTTTGGGATACGGCGCTGTTTTTGATAATGAAGACATCAAAAAAAGACTTGGCGGAGATGATTTCGACAGACAGCTTCAGGCGGCTGCTGTTGAATCGCTTAACGGCGGGGTCTCCTTCGGCTTCTTTAATTATGACCACCTGAACGTGTTTTCCCTGACTGAATTTGTGCCGCTTTACGACGAGGAGAGCGGGGCATTATGTGCGGGCATTCGCTTCTGGCAGATGGACGAGGACAAGCCGCTGAGGGCAACTTTATATGAGCTTGACGGTTATACCGAGTACATACAGAAGCAGCGCGGAAGCGGGCTCGAAATACTCAGTGAGAAAAGGTCATACATACGAAAGGTTGTTTCTTCGCAGATGGACGGTACGGCTATATATGACGGCGAGAATTACCCGAGCTTTCCTATTATTCCGCTTTATTCGCCGAGAAGACAATCTTCGATAATCGGCTTCAAGAGGAAAATAGACTGCCACGACCTGATAGAATCGGGCTATGCAAACGATGTTGATGACGCCTCTTTGATATACTGGACGATATCCAACGCCGGGGGCATGGATGATATCGACCTTGCAAAATTCATTGAGCACATGAAAACGGTGCGGGCGGCGGTTGTCGAGGATGAGGGCGCCAAGGCGGAGGCACACACCGTGGAAGTTCCGTGCGAATCCAGAGAGGCTATTTTAAAGCGGCTTGAGGATGAAATGTACCGCGATTTTATGGTGCTGAATCTTGATACCATATCGAGCGGGCAGACTACTGCCACGGCAATAAAAGCGGCATATGAACCGATGAATCTGTTTTCAAATATGTTTGAATCGGAGATACTTGTTTTTGTATCAAAGATACTCTCACTTATATCCTTGGAGGGTCATTTCCGTTTGGAGCGGGACAGGATTGTGAATGAGCTGGAACAGGCTCAGACGGTGCAGACGCGGATAGAAACATACCTTGCGCTTAAAGGCACGTTTGACGATGATACAATCATAAAGCTGTGCGCTGACGCTCTGGAACTCGGCGAGGAGGAGACCGAAAGGATAATCAAGGCTGTTACAGCGGAGGAAAGCGAACGGTTAGGCGAGAGATTTGCCAAGGTAACCGCCAGAGA